TGGATACCCAGCCATGACTCCTGTTTGAACGAAGAGCACAGCGTTTGTACCAGAGCCATTTAGATCACCACCAATTTATTGCTCTTTTTGATATTTTGTACTGCGGGGATAACTTGTAAATTCCAAGGAACATGCAAGCCTGACACCGACACCCCTTTAAGCGGCACTACGTGATCTACATGCCATTTAAAACCAAAAAGTTTTGTGCGCAATTTTGCCATGTAATACGCCTGCCGAATCATCCATAGATGGTCTTTTGTTAACCACCGAGGCGTCCGCAATAATTTTGCACTTCTCCTTTTTGCCGTGTCTGCATTTTTAACATCGGGATGTTTTGCTCTGTGATTTGCGGCGTACAAAGCGGGTTTTTCTGGGTTTTCAGCCAACCACGCTCTTTGCTTCTGATACACGCGTACCCTATTATTTTTTGCGTACACTGCATCCCGTGCGCGTTTTTTGTTTAAATTTTCTGGGTTGCTTACAAGTTTTACGTAGTCTTTCTTCCTCTGCGCCGCAGTGCGTTCTTTATTTACTTGCCTATACTTATTAAGCGTCTCTTTTGCGCAGGTAACACAAGACCCTGATACACGGCGTAGTCCTTCTAGTTCTGCATGCTTTTTGCACACTGAACCATAGCACAACGGCTGTTTAAGCTGTTTTGCTTGCTGCCGTGTTAACCGAGTGTCCATTCAAATTACCCGTGTTCTAACTTGACCTGTCCGATATGCGTCGGTTCTGTTTTTCCCATCGCCCAGGTTCTTCAACAGCGTCAGTGACTGCACGTACTCTTTGTCCATCAGCGCAACGATGTCCTGCTCCTGCTTCATGAACCGGGCAGCTTCCAGCATCACCGCGTTAAACAGCACCGAGTCAAAATTGTTGCCCAACCATGTGGTCGATGCAGTGACAATGCTTTCCGGGTAGTAGAAGTAGTTCAGTTCCGCCGTCAGCGCAGCGTTGGGCGTGGGGCCAAGCAGGAAAGACTGCACCAGCGGAGTGCCGGTCTGCGTCCCGTACAGAGCATAGTACTGTGGCGTCCCCGTTGTGGTTGAACTCGGGAAAGCCTCCCGCATGAAGTTCACATCCTTGTTCAGCAGGTAGCTGAACGTAGTGCCCGATGTAACCCCAAAGGAAAACGCAGACAGAAAGTCTGTCGGCACTACAAGTAACGGATTACCGATGGTCAGCGTGAGGTTTGATGTCTTCCGCAAATTGGGAAGCTGCACCGAGTTGTAGATGCGCTGCTCTGCCAGCCGGGTTAGCGTAGCAAAGTCTGTCGCTGAGAACGTGTTCTCAGTACTATCCTCAACGGCAACCTTTAGACTTTGGTAGTCCAAGGGTCACCTCACGCCATCGGCCCACGAGACATGAAGCCGCGAGTAGCGGCACCAGACCCACGCTGCTTGATCCCGGAGGTCTTCGGCCCCGGAGCGGACTCTTTGGAGATGCTGCCCACCACCATGCACAGGTCACGCGGATTGATAGGGCCTTGCGGGTATGCCTGCTTGGCAGGCGGCAGTTTTGTGATCTTGCTCATGTTTCACCCCGTCTTCTGGTTGGCAGCGCGGGACAGATTCTTGCCCAAGCGCATACGGTCCTCAGAGGTGGGACCACCCTTCTTGAAGCCGTGCGCCTGCTTCGCAGGCTTCTTCGCATGTGCGCGAAGAGCGGCCATTGCCTTGCTGTCTTTCTCTGCCATTTCGGGCTCCTTGTGTTCAGGTCGTGCTGACCGTGACTGTACCAACATATCCCTGCCCGACCAAGCTATTTGGCGTCAGGGGCGCATCAAAACCACTGGACCCACCTATCGGTGCCCAGCCCCACTCAATCACCCGGCTACCAATACCGATGGTGTCAATAACCGTCTGGCCTGAGGAGTACCAAGTGTTTGTGTCTGGACGGGGATCGCGGATGGCCTGGGGATCCGAGACCGGGAAGGTCCCTAACAAAAGTTGAGGATGGTCCTTACTCCAACACTGCGGGCACGATTTTATGGCTGTACGCTTTGTTTTGATGACCTCATTTTTGAGCTTTTTGAGGTCAAAGCGAAATCCGCAACGGTCGCAGAAACCGAATGCCTTTGCGCCGTTTGCAAAGCGGTTGCTCACAGCCTGTTCCCCTTACGCATGTTTTCAACGCCAGGGATTACTTGCAGATTTGCTGGGACGTGCAACCCAGAAACACTTTTCCCACGCAGTGGTAGTACGTGATCAACATGCCAAGGAAAACCAAAAATTGCAGTTCTTTGTGCTGCAAGTTCGTATGCCTGCTCAAGCATCCAACGGTCATCTTCTGTTAGCCATCTCGGCGTCCGTTGAAGTTTTGCCGCTTTACGCTTGCTTGTATAGTAGTTTATTAAACCTTTGTTTGAGTCACGCCACTCTTTAGCTCTGATGCGCTGCTTTTCTAGATTGTTGTAGTAGTGCTTTCGAGCTACGCCTCTGTGGCGTTCTGGGTTCGCTAGGCGTCGTTGTTTTTCTTGTTCCCGCACGCGTTCTTTATTTTCTTCCCGCCACTTATAGCTGTTTTCCAACCTTTTTTCAGGGTTGTTTTTTCTATAAATAGCACCTTGCACCTTCATATACGCAAGGACTTGTTCTTTATTCTCTTGATAAAGTTCTTTCTTACGATCAGACACACATTGTGTGCACGCGCCAGCAACCCATCGCTCAGCAATATGCCCTTTACGGCATGGCTTGCCCGTAAAGTATTTGCCTAGCCCGTTGGCTATGGCATATTGGCGCGTGACAATATCTGGCATTTTAAGAGATGAACATTTCGCGTGGTACAAATCTTACGGACGCCTTCTCTCTGTCTTCTGTAGAAGCCGCCAGCCAGTCCTCATCGTATTGCGCTTTCAGTACCTGCATCCGCTCCATCGCACCGGGAATCTTCATGGACAGGTAGTAGGCAAGTCCTGACACCAAAGCAGGGATAAACCTAAACGGTACATCTTGTGTGTACGTCCCGCCCGCACCAGCGTCTTGAATCCTGCGAAGCCGCCAGTAGACAAGCGTGTACGTCTGAGAATTGTCAGGCGTAGGCCACACGGTGAACTGCGGAGCAGGGCCTTGGCGGTTGATCCAAATTTGGATCGGCCTTGCAGACTGGAGCTTGTTGGGGATGGACGAGTAGGTAGAAACACTGATGCGCGTGATGGTCAGGTCGGTCTGCGTGGAGACATTTCCCGCGCCCGTACGAATCACATGCTCAATCAGATCCACCGTATCGGCGGGCAGCGTGTAGGTATTGGTGCCAGCGGTCAGGACTTGTGTACCCTGCTCAATGGTCCACATGTTTATGCCGCGATTCGACCAATCTGCGAACAGCAGATTTAGGCTACGTCTTGCAGTCTTCAAGTCATAACCTGTGCGCAACTCAGCACCGCATCTTTCGAATGCTTCCTCGACGTACTCTGCCAAATCCAAATTAAACGTAGCGGTGCCGGATGTTGTCATGATTTAGTACCCGCCGTAGCCCATCGGCATGCCGAAGTTCCGCCCCATCATGGGGTTAAAGCCTAGCCCGCCGATGCCGCCGAACATAGGCTGTTGCTGCGATTGCATCTGCCTTGCAAGATCTTGGCGCTTCTGTTGGAACCCCTTAAATCCTTCACTGCCTTCCCAAGTCTTTCGCGCATTTTCAAACGCTTGATACTCAGGCATGTTTTGCATCTGAGAATTCAACTCGGCGTCTTGCGCCTGGAAAGAGCCCATTTGTTGAGGCTGGAACTGCTGTTGTTGAGGTTGGAACTGCTGCTGCCCACCATACCCTTGCATCGGCATGCCGAACTGCGGACCCATCATCGGGTTGAACCCGAGACCACCGATGCCGCCGAACATGGGGTTGAAGCCGCCACCAAACCCGCCAAAGCCACCCAGGAACGGGCTGAACCCGCCGCCGTAGCCTCCGCCAAAGTTGCCAAAACTCTGACCAAACCCTTGACCAAAGCCTTGACCGCCAAAGCTGCCGTAGCCCCCGCTTTGGGGCTGGAAGCCGCTGAAACCACCGAAGCCACCGAAGCTACCGCCGAATGCGTTACCGCTGCCGCCAAAACCGCCTTGCTGCATGTTCTGGCTAGAACTAAAGCTCTGTCGGGCAGGTTGGTAGAAGGGCGAGTTCATGGCTTACTTTGCTGTTAGCGCAGAACGCTTGAAGGCTTTGGCAGTAGGAGCGCCGGGAGAACCCGGCTTGCGCATGGTTTCACCCGATCCAGCGGCAATCCGCTTGCGCTTGGCGTTGATGTTGGCATAGAGCCCGACCTCAC